AAGGAGATTTACCACAAGAGTTCGTGATGATAACAAAATGGAATTAAGATTTGGTTCAGGTGTTAGTGATAATGCAGACGAAGAACTAATTCCAAATCCAGATAATGTTGGTTCAAGATTAGGACTTGGTGTATCACGATTAGATGAGAGCTTTGACCCAAGTAATTTCTTAAAAACAAGAACATTTGGATTAGCTCCAAGTAATACAACACTTACAATAAATTATAATTATGGTGGAGCGGTTGAACATAATGTGTCAGCAAATAGTATTACATCTTTTAACAGATTAACTTATACCAATTCTACAACAGGATTAGATAGTGCTACATTAACTGAAGTAGAAAATAGTATTACGGTAATTAATGAAGACCCTGCTTCAGGTGGTGCTTCAACAGAAACCATTACAGAAATAAAACAAAACGCTTCTGCTTACTTTAATGCACAAAATAGAGCGGTAACCAAAGCAGACTATATCACAAGAGTTTATTCTTTACCACACAAATATGGTAATGTAGCAAAAGCATTTATTGTTCAAGACGAACAATTAGAAGCACAAGGACAATTAGTAATTAATGATGGAATAATTACCGACACAAGAGGTCAATCAACTGAGGTTAAAAACCCATTAGCACTAAATATGTATTTATTAGGATACAATAGTGATAATCATTTGGTTAGAATTAATAGAGCGGTTAAACAAAATGTTAAAACATATCTATCTCAATATAGATTATTAACAGACGCTATCAACATTAAAGACGGATACATTATTAACTTTGGTGTAAAATATAATATTATTACTAAACGAGGATATAATAAAAATGATGTCTTGTTTAGAACGATACAAAAAGTTAAAGACTTCTTTAACATACAGAAATGGCAAATAAATCAACCGATTGTGTTGAGTGATTTAGCATATCAGATTTCTACTTGTGAAGGAGTTGTATCATTAGTTCCACCAGAATCTAATAATCCTAATAAAGAATTAATATTAATTGAAAATAAATTTGAATCAGGTCTTGGATATAGTGGTAATGTTTATGATATGGATTCCGCAACAAAAGACGGAATTGTATATCCATCATTAGACCCAAGTATATTTGAATTGAAATATCCAAATTCAGATATTGAAGCAAGAGTAGTGGGAGATAGATAATGCATTATTTTGAATTTGGTAAAAGAGATACAACATTATATTCCGGCGGAACAACCGCGTCAAGAAATACAGGTATTGATGAAATATTAGAAGTCAATAAAGTTGTAAACAATAATGGTACGGTAGGAAATGTTTCAAGAATATTAATTGACTTTGATTTATCCTACATATCAAAATCTATACAAGATGGAAAAATTCCTTCTACGGCAAAATATTATTTAAATTTATATGACGCTACTTCTGATGAACTTGAAGTAGAACAACCACTACACATTTATATGGTTAGTGGTAGTTGGAAACAAGGTTCAGGTAAACTTGACCACGACCCCGTAACAGACAACGGAGCAAGTTATCAATATAGAAACCACGAGGCGAAAACACCTTGGGTAACAGGTTCAGTATTGACTGACGGAGGTGCTTGGTTTACAGCAAGTATTGACGGACAATACGAAGTATCATCATCATACAACTTAACATTTGATAAAAAAGATGTTAGAGCAGATGTTACTGACTTGGTAAATAATTTTATTTACTCATCATCAGATTACCCGAACAACGGTTTTATCGTTAAGAGAGAAGATAGTGGTTCTTACGGAGACCACCCGAGTTCATCTATGTTTGACTTCAATACAGGTCAAGAGGGAGATAGTAGTCGTTTAGGAAACTTACAATATTTCTCAAGAGAAACTCATACAATCTATCCACCTAAATTAGAAGTAGAGTGGGACGATAGTTCTTGGTCAACAGGTAGTTTATCAGCTCTAAGTGCTTCTGACTTAGATAGATTAAAAGTTTATTTTAAAAATTTTAGAACAGAATATAAGGAAAAATCAATCGTTAAATTTAGAGTAGTGGGTAGAGAACTTTACCCTTCATCAAGTTTTGACACCACGCCAGCAGAACTTACTGTAAAATATTTACCAAGTAGTTCAGTAGAATATGAAGTAAGAGACGCTGACACAGAAGAAGTAATTATTCCATTTGGTAGTGGTTCACGAATTAGTTGTGATTCAGAAGGAAACTTCTTCCGAGTTCAAATGAACGGATTTCAATCAGAAAGAAATTATCGTTTTTGTATCAAGGTAGTAAGTGGTAGTGGAACTACTGATGAACAAATAAATTATTATGATGACGACTTTGAATTTAGAGTAGTGAGGTAAACAAATGCCATACTTACCAAGTGAAGCAGCAAAAAAATCTAAACTATATAACAACATCATTAATGGTGCTGAAATAGAATATCAAAACGAAATAGAATTTTTAAAACAACAACAACAAATTTCTGCTTCGTTAGATTCTAATACACCACTAAGAGATGAAGACGGATTCTTAGTGTCGTTCGAATCAGAAGAAGTTGGTGTAGCATTAGAAGAACAATTTGAAGAAGTTCGTTTAGAAAACGCTCAATATTTTTTTGAAGGAGAAATAGATAACGAGTTTACACATTACTTTCAACCAGAAGAAGACCCTGATGAAGATGATGAAGAACAAGATAATTCAGATGAAGATGTTACAGAAGAAGAAGTAGAATTTCAAATGACAAAACGAGATAATTTAATTCAAGTTATCAATGTTTATTTTGAAGAAGAAAATACACCTGATATGTCAACATCTAAACTACATAAAAAACTTAATGAATTTTTTAGGGTAGAAGGTCAAAGACCAAAAGCAAAAAATTTCAAACAACTAGCGAAAAATAAAGGATTTAAAAATGCAGAAGGTTGGGAAGAATTCAGAAAAGACAAAATAGGTGTAGCTCGATTTACAAGAAAAGGAAAGAAGAAAAGATTATTTGGTGGTAGAGGTCATAGACACAACTATCGTTCACTAAAAGATGATTTAAACACATTTCGTTATGATGATGTAATTAATAAACAATTATACCATACAAAACGAGGACAAGAAATTTGGTTAGAATTAGGATTTCCATATCAGAAAGATGAAAAATAATGGCTATTGAATACGGATTTACACAACAAGAAAGAAACCAATACTTTAATCCTGAAAAGGTTTATAGTAGTTGGGGTAGAGATTTTTTAAATGACTTTATGGTCTTGTATGTTTATGACTTAGAAGGTAATTTTCTTATTAGTAAAATTATGGGATTAGATGAAGTCAACTTAGAAAACGATGGAGATTTTATTGATTTAAATGTTGGCCAACACATGCGAGATTTGGGTTTTAGTGAAGGCGAATATTCCATTACATACAAATTTCTTAGAAGATTGGCAGGTAGAGAATCAACACAATTCGTAGATTCAAGAGGATTAATTTATGACCAAGAAGTTGAAAGAGATGTTGTTGACGGAGAAGTAAAATTCTTTAAAGCAAAAGGAGATGAATCAGATAAGTCAGAAAGAGAAGAAGTATTTATCAAAGAAATGAAATATCAACTTGTAGAAACATCACCAGATAGAACAGAATTTATTTTACAAGTTGATGATAAAATAAAAAACGCAGAATATAGATATGACTTTATTGAAATGGGTGAAATGATACAATATAATCCAATAAGAAAAAGTAATCGTGGTTTAATTAAATTCGATACAAAAGACCCGCATGTATTAGAATTTGATATTGACCCACAAGATAGAGGGTTTACACAAAATATGGTAGGTGGACAAATCGTGATACCGAACTTATATAAGGTTGACGGAGATGAGGATACAGACAATGATGATGTCGTAGATGATGACGATGACGATACACCATATCTACAAGGACTTCTTGATGACGGAGCAGCATCAGATTTTCTTACAGACGGAATATCAAACAAAGAATTAATCGATATATTATTAAATGACCCTGACCCTAATGAAAGAGAAATAGCAGATGGCGCTCTTCAAGAGAGAGGTCGTGGAAGAGGTGAGTTCTAATGGCAAGAAGAGCGTT